CTACACTCTCTATGTTTCCGAAGGGTTTACTTACAGAATATTTATACACATCTCCATTATGGCATGCAATTAATCCATATTTATATTTTCTGTTATAAGCAACTGCCAAATCACTGGCACTTGGTAATGTGCTGTCAGGATGGTTATGTATTGCTATTATAGTTCCACCGGGTTCTTGTTTTAACATTTTCATCATCTTTTTAGAAGGAGAAACTTTCTGTTTTACATCATAATCCATTCGTTTTATCATATCACCTGTATTTCCATTTATAAACGCTATATCCTCATATTTTGAACCATCTCTATGTTTTAGTATATCACGGCATCCATCTTTAATACTTCTTGTTACATCAGGATTTTCGCCTAACTTATTAAGTTTTTTATCATAATCGTTAGAATTTATAACGGTTCTATCTATTCGAGAATCACGGATTATTCCTTTATGACTACTTTCTTTTTCAACAAATTCTTCTTCCCACTCCTTATATGTCATATCAGCCGGCACATAATAGTTATTACCTTCTTCATCTCTTGCTATCCGCTCAGGATCTACTCCTAGTTCTTCCCAATCATCAAAGTAAGGTATTGTAGTTGTTCTACAGTTAGGATGAAAAGGCGGGGCTGTGACCCCTGCTTCATAGTCTTTCATGTCAAATACTTTTCCGTCAAGTTCCGAGCAAATCTCAGATGTCCTGCTATCAAGGGTTGCCACTATTTGATATTTTTCAACATCAAGTTCATTAAACATATCCTTTTGAGCTACTGAACTAAAATAAGCCGACTCCGTCATTATGAGTCGACCCGCTGCGCTTCTTGATACATTCATTTTATTTTCTATTTCTTTTATAGCTTTTGCAGGATCTGCACCGCTTATTATATTCCTCACTAAAGTACTGTGCAGCTCATTAATAAGTTTTTCTTTATTTTTCCAAATCCTGTTCGAAAAGTTTACACCGTCCATAGCCCATGGCTTACCGATCACCTTACTTAGTCTATTCTCATCCAGTTTATCGAACGCAAACCCTACACCAAAGCCTTTTTGTACTTCAAAAGCAGTTCTGTATAAGCTTTCAGAATAAATATTCCTCATAGTTTTGTCTACTACATCCAGTTGATTACCGTATAACACTTCTAGGCTTTGCTGTGTCTGAAGCTTTAGAGATTCAAGTCTTGATATATGAAACCTTGCTGACGCATTCTCAAGTTCTTTTATCCATTGCTTGTTTAGTGCATTTTCTTTACCGTATTTTATATAATCCTCTACAGTCCACTTAAGCTCCTTTAGCTCCTTTGCATTAAGCATTTTTCTTGCTTCTGCCATAGATACATCATTATTGATTGCAAATCTTTGATACCAGGTGTTTATTTTGCTCTCAAGCTCTCTTTGTGCCTTTTGGTAAATATTTTCTATCTCACTGTAAGCTTTTATACCTTTATTGTGAGCAACTGCTTCAATTTGTGTGAACCTGTCTTGCCAATACGAGCTATTCGGCATTTACATCACCGCCTTCAGATTGAGCATTAGAATCCACAAATGCCCCATACTGGTCTTGCATTTGCTCTTCTTTTTGCTTCTTTATGCGCTCAAGCTCCTTTTGAACATCATCAACCCAAGGATGCTGCTCTATGATAGTCTCGTCTGATAAGATGCCGACTGACTTAACACAACTCTCTATCGCCTCAGTCTCATTGATCAGTATATCCCTGTTAAATGTGATAGTTGCTTCTTCATTTTCAAAATCACCGTATCCCATATTAGATAGATGTGCTTTTACAAACCAAAGCAGATCTTCAAATGCCGCTTGCAATTCTGTTTCCATATCGTTTGCATCCAGATCTATGTCACTGTACATGCTCTGAATATTCATCTGATTAGGATTGCCGGACATTCTATCATCTTTGGCATCATAGCCCATACCATTTTCTATTAAAGCTTTCTTGAATATATCAATAATAGCTTTGTAGTTATCTACATTGACCTTGACCTCAAGCGTATCAACTCCGCCCTTTTCAGAGTCATTGCTTTTCACCTTAACTGCTCCGTACAGTGCAAGCTTCTGCCTAAACTCCCCCAGATCCTGTCCGTCATAATTACGAATAACAAGAATAGTATTCCTAGCATCTTCTTGCATATTGTTTTCAAAGTCTGAGAGCATTATGTTAATTCCGTCTTGAAGTGACTTGACCCTCTTTATAAGCGGAGTCCCTTCATGATACTTAAGAGGTACTAAAGGGATCCTTCCCCAGTTGTAACTATCGTTATCGGTGTTTACATATGTGCTGTAAGGTGTGGTATTATCACTCTCTATCGTTTCGCCGTTTAATATAAATTTATACACGCCCAACGGCGTATACACCTCAGCTCTTTCAACTTCTGTCTTGCGACCTGCAGCTGTATACTCATCTGTCTTATACACTCTTACCGCAAGTCTTACCCTTGTCTTTTCGTCATCTTCCCAGAACGGTAATATCTCATATCCCGAAAATATTTTGAAGTTGAGTTGACCGGAGCTATCATAATTTGGATAGATCCACGCCATACCGGTATTCAGCATAAATTTGCCGGCTTTTTTTATATTACGCATAAACTTTTTATTGAATATCTGCTTTAGGCACTCCATGTAGGATATATTATCCGTACTTACTACAAAAGGTTGACCTAGTAGATAGTTAGCTTTTTGATTTACAAGCTTAGCATACTGGTTATCTATGATTCTATTGTTCGGCAAGTTTGTTACTTCTTGCAGTTCTCCGCCCTCGCCTATAACAGTCCTTTTTCTTGCCAGAATATCATGCACACCCTCGTAATACATCTCACCTTTGAGTTGCATTGTTCTTTCCGGAGATGATCTCCATGTCAGTATTTCATTCTTTAGGATATTGATTCCATCAATACCGGCTATGCTTTTTTTATTAAAAAACCGGCTGATTGCCAAAATTATCTTTTTTATAAAATCCACACTTTTCTCCTTTTTAATCAAAACTGTATACAGACCCCATTGAAATATCCTCAAGAGCGTATCTCATTGCATCCATTAAGTGGTTAAAATCATCAATAGGCTTATTTATCATATTTCCGGTCTTACTGTCTTTTGCCCATACGTAATTGGATATCTCTGTGATAAAGTTCACGCACCTTGGATGAATTATTATGTGGTAGTCCTGTATAAAGTCGATACCGTGGACTATGCTGTCAGGTCCTTTCCTTGCAGCAGTTATATGCGATAAACCTAAAGTATAAAGCCTGTCAATACTCTTTTTCTCCGCACTGTCAGCTCTTATACGCTCCTTGGCATATCCCATCTTAGTAACCTCATCCGCTATAGCCTCGTTGCTCATACCTTTCTTATACATCTCATCAAACACCCAGATTGTTTTGCTCTTGGTATCTACAAGTCCACAAAATAAAGCACTCGGATCGTTTGTATATCCGAAGTCAAGACCAAATGCCGATTGAATAGTTGATATCTTCTTGACCTCATTTATATCAAAGACCTTCTCTTCCCAATTTTCGTATACAAGTCCATCTACAATTCCCCACTCGCCAAGTCCTGCAACTTGATACCTTCGTGGGTTGTTCTTCTTCATTGACTCAAATACTTTTAAGTCAGCTTTATCAAGCCACTCATTGCAAAGATAATTTGTAGTCATTGCCAGAACTTCATCATCCGGAGTATCAAAGAACCTTTTCTTTATCCAATGATGCTCATTCCAAGGATTCAGAGTGATTGTAATCTGCTTAAAGAGCTTTACATCATCAGGAATAGCACCTCTTATCGACTCGTCAAGCATATTGAAATCGTTTTCGTTTGATATCTCATAGGCTTCTTCCAGCCATAACCAACAAAGATACCCCTGCTCTACTGTGATCGATGTGATCTTAAGCGGATCGTCAAGACCTCTAAAGTAAATTTTCTGTCCTGTAGGTATATAAGTCATCTCCAGCGGTGATTCCTTTACTTCCCAGTAGTTCTCTACATTAAGTCTTCTTATCGCCCATTTAAGCTCTGTAAAGCAACTGTCTTTTAGGGTCCTGAATACCTTACGGGCTACAAGTAAATTAGCTTGTGGGTACTTCATCAATGCCCATATATACCACAATGCGGTAGTCTTTGACTTTTTACTTGCTCTACTGCCTTTGCAGACTCTATATCGACCCTTATATCTCCAGTAGGTACCGTAGCCTTTGCCTACAACTTCCGGAAGGCTAATGTTTATTTTATCAGTCTTCAAGCTCATCATCTCCTGATATGATTACCGGCACATTTGCTGTAACATCTATCTTGTCTTTAAACAGCCCCATACGCTTACCGAGTAGCTCCGCAGCCTTAAGCCGTTCCTTTTCATCAGGAGCTTTCTGCATAGGCTTCGCCTTGCTTACTCCCTCACCTTGGACTTCTATTACAACTACTTCTGAACTACTTTCACCTCTAAGTACGGATGTAAGGTATTCAAGTACTTCTTGCTGGTTAGCAATCTTTTTATCAGATAACTCTTTTAATCGTTCGTCTATATAGGATTTTATGACAAGTTTTGACAGGTTTTCAGTTGCTATTCTGTTAGCAGTCTTCTTACTATACCCTGCCTTTATTGCCGCCTCTGTAGCATTTCCGCTGATGATATATTCATCAGCAAATCTTTGTTGTTTTATTGTTAATTTCAATATCATCAGCTCCTTTCTCAAAATTTACAAACAAAAAAGACAGCCTGCTGACTGCCTTCTTTGTGCCCGAAGTATTGTTATATGTGTGAGGAGGTTTTATGTCCTGCGGATTTTCCTTAAAATCCACTTACATAATATCACAGAATCGTTTTCACTTTTTTCACTCTTTGTCTTTTTGAAAGATAGTATCAAACTCCCTCAATGCATATCCGTGTATCTTAAAAATGCCTGCCACTGAATAATTCATGTATTCAGCTATTTGTTCAAATGTAGCATTAGACACATAATACATAGACAATATGGCTTTGTGATTGCTATTGTTAAGCTTGCCAATTAACCCACTTGCTTCCTCTCTCAAATCAACAAGCTTATCAATATCCGTCTCAATGAATTTCTCTAATTCACAAATTTTTATTAATACGCTTTCAAATCCGCCTGAACCACCACCTTGTACTCTCTCCCCTAGGTTGCTTGTAACCTTAGTAGCTAATGCCCTCATACGCTCTTTTTCTAAAAGCTTAGCATTTATCATATTGTCTAATGTCTTTAGCTGCCTTAAATATTCTTTAGCCGTCATCACTCACCTCCTGTATTTTGCCTCTTCCCCGTCTTTTGATTTCACCAGTATCCAATTAGGGAAACCTTTTGCGTTATGCTCGTGCGGTAAGTATACGGCCCCAACAATCTTTAGCCATGTCTTATGAGTTTTTTCGCATTGCTCCGCCCTACTCTTATCACTATAACTTGTTCCACACAGCTCACACGTGTACATCGTTTTTATCTTCATGATTCTACCTCTTCGATTGCTTTTTTCATCTCTCTAAGTCTTTTAATCAAATCTTTTTCGTGCTGCTCTGCTTCCTCTTCCAGAATCCTTGCCCCTACCTCTGCAAACAGCATTTCTCTATCGGTCGTGAAATCTGCAGGGAAGCCCACATCTTCATAGCCGATTCCCTTCTTAAAAATTCGAAAGCTTATAAGTAATTCATCTTTTTTCGCAGCAACTCTAAGCTTCTCAGCTAATTCGCGAAACTTGCGAGATACATTTCTCGAAAATTTTACACCTTCTACTCTTTCGATAATCTTATCTATATCATTCTTCATTTACTCGCCACCTTACTTCAGCAACTCATCTAGCTCCTGATAAGCTTTTATAATTTCATCATCATACTCATTGATTCGATTTCTGAGCTTTTCCTCAATCAAATTTTCTACTCCTATTATGTCGTTGTCACGTAGAGGCATAGGGACGCATTCTCTGTATCCTTCATCGTCACTAAATCCTGTAAGTGATATAGCACAACATTCGAATGTATCCAAAAACTCAAGCATGTTCATCATGTCTTCCAGCTTATTTTTGTAAAAGTCCACCTTTTCATTAATATCATTTATTCTATCAGCTTTACTTTTTAATTCTTCTCTTATCTTATCTTCCATCATTCAACCTCTATCCTTCCTTGCATCAGATCTGGCAGTAGTGCATCCCTGAACTCTGCTAAAATCTTATTTTCTTCGTTGTTCAAAAACATTATATGTTGCTTCCACATTGATACAAATATGGCAAGCAATTCGGGAAATGCTTTGTCGCTTCTACATTCGATTTTAAAAATTGCAGACTTTGTAAGAGATATATAATCTTCTTTATCTGCTTTTTCGCCCACTACTTTGAAGCTTTTACTAATGTCGCTTTCTTTTTTATTTGCGTACGCATTATATAGTCCTAAAGTTTTGGCTAATGTTTCATTTACTGTAATCTTAAGCGCGTTTTTGCTCTGCATTATACGATTATAGTCACTTGCTATGTCTTTATAACTTCTGCGTACCTCTTCCACCTCGGCAGATGTTATATAGTCCTGAGGCCTTATTGAGTAATCTTTACTTGCTATTGTGTCTATACTTACGCATTTAGATATCCCTTCTATGTCCTCGTGGTTTCTTATAATTGCATCTATCTTCTCTATAGCTTCATCGTTTAATACATTAACTTCTTTTTTGTATACTCTACCTTCGTGTGAAGCTCCGCCAAATTGCCCTCTTTGCTCTCTGATTTCTTTTTCAGCCATTTCCCTTGCATCTACAAAAACAACTTTTTTTGTAGTCTTGCTTTTATTAAAAGACAATACACAAACGGGTATACTTGTGGACTCAAACATATCACCCGGCAGTAATATAACCGCCTCAAGGTGATTTTCGCTTATAAGCATTTTTATTATGTCACTCTCTACTTGCTTTGGACTCAATACCGAAAGCGGTAACAAAAAGTAAGACTTATCAGCTACGTTTACTCCTGTAAGTATAAAAGCATAATTTGCATTGCTTTTCGGCGGTATACCATATCCAATAAATCTTTGGTCAAACCCTGCCATAACTGGTGGCTCCCACTTTAGGTTATACGGCGGATTTGATAGCAATACACTTCCCATACTTTTCTCCCTTCTTTACTTCCCAGCTTTCATATACTTCATTTTTTAATACGTCCGCCCTCATCACTGTAGCCTCTATGTTTCTTATTGCTAAGTTGTACAGTAGATACGGGATTACATTCTCGTCTAATTCGTATAGCAAAAATCTTTGATTGTGATTTTCATTCCATTTCTGAATCGTCAAAGCACCACTACCCGCGCAAAGATCCATTACAACATCGCTCTCTCCTGATAATTTAGCTAAAAGCTTCCCCAGGCTTGCAGGTGTGTAATCTTGCTTCTTTTCTTTGCGGTCCGCTTCATGATACTGATAAATCTTTTGCAACCAATCTTTTGATAAATCTCCATTCACAGCCTCTTCAAAAGCCATCATTTTATCATAGTTATCAAGATTTTTAGCCAATGCAACTCCTAAGTCTTTTACTTCTGTAATTTCAAAAATCTCTAACACTTTTGCTTTTAATTCGCTCAGCTCCAATTACTCATACCTCCTTCTACTTTCTTTATGCATAAGCTTCACTCTGTCAGTCAACTTAAACCCTGCAAGCTCCACAATGTATCTGATGTGCTTGATTAGTTCATCATGTTCAGCCTGCTCCTTTAGTTTTCTTTTCTTAAAATCTTCTATCGCCATGATAGCTTTATATGCTGTGCTGTCCTTGTAGCCTTCGGCGTTGTGTTTGATATCGTTATTCATGTTCTATACCCCTTGTGGCTATCTCACCACCGCAAGCAGAATAGCCTGCAGCATCAATCCAACTATCTTTATCTCTTCCCTGACTTGCTTTAATCCTTGCTGTCTTCATCAATATCATCATCGCGGCCACCTGTGGCGCTGTTATATGTATATCTAAGAAAGTGCTCCAAAATTCTGCTATAGTGTTAAAATTATCTTCAGGCTCTCCATACTGCACATTTCTATCATTGCATACGCACTTTTCTGCTTCTGCTAAAATCTCTTTTCTTGTCATTGTTTTTACCCCTTTATTTCCAACCAAAATCCTTCAACTCCATCTTTTTCATAGCAAAAATCTGTATCATACCTCTCAGCTTCGTATTCGTGCATCAGCTCTATTAAGTCGTCAGAATCTTTGCACCTAATGTATCTAACTTCTGTCATTACTCATTATCCTTTACTCGCGTAGCAAATGCTACGCCTAACCAATCATCAACTTCTTTTATGTAAACGATATCGCTGTTTTCATTTGCGTAGTACCTTATGCCCTGACCAAAAGGCTTTATAAGTTTTTCATCTACAAAAATCGATTTGTTCTCTTTCGTCTTAAACTCTTTTAACTGCACACTGCCTGACCACTCTTTCACAAGTATCTTTATCATCTTTGTATCTGTAATCTGCTCCGCATCTTCCGCACTCTTAAATATCTTCTCTACTATCGGATTACCAACTCCAGCAAATGCAGGATTTAGTAAGCTGTATCTCTCCGGTATCAGGTATATTGATATGCCTTTATACACAAGCGGTATGTATGTGTTCCCGTCTATCGTGACAGCGCTATAAATTCTATAGTCCGCTGCTTTTCCTGTAATTTCTGACTTACAAATATTTTTAACCGCATCTGCCTGTACTTTTCCAAAATCTATCATTTTTTAATCCTCTCTTTTACTTCTTGTATTCTTGCCTTTAGGCTGTCAAGCAAGGCCTGTTGCGTATCGCTCTTGCCCTCAAGCGCTTTAGCCACATCCTCGTCACGCTTACCCTTTACAAGTAATTGATGAACTATAACCTTTTGCTTTTGTCCTTGTCTGTGAAGCCTTTTAAGCGCCTGCTGGTACAGCTCTAAGGACCAGTTAAGGCCGAACCATATCATGTGATTACCACCGTCTTGTAAATTAAGCCCATAGGCTGCACTTGCAGGATGTGCCAAAAGTATTTCTATTTTGCCATCGTTCCAATCTTTTTGATCCTGTACAGTCTTTAACTCTCTACACTGCGGAAACTCTTTCATAATTCGCTCTTTATCATGTTGGAAGCTGTAAAACAATAAAATATTATGGCCTTTTAAAGATTCTACAATCTCTTTTAGCGCGTCCATCTTGCAGTCGTGTATATGGTGCACCCCTCTATCCTCGTCATACACTGCCCCATTGCAAAGCTGTAGAAGCTTATTTGAAAGTGCAGCGCCGTTTGTAGCG